TTTTAGCAGCTAAGATTTCTAATAAGAAAGCTAAAGTTGTACCTAAAGTTCAAAAACCTGGTTCTCCAGCAACAAAAGGTGAAATATCTAGTGATAAAGTTAAGGCACAAAGAGCAAGGTTAAGGAAGACAGGGCATGTCAAGGACGCATCTAGCCTACTTGAAAGTATACTAAAATCTTGACCTATACATAACTTTTTTACAAAGGTAATCAAAATGGCAATATATACAAACTCTTACGAAACTTTCGATAGTAACGATAAGAGAGAAGACTTGGCAAATGTGATATACAACATTTCTCCAACAGAAACTCCATTTATGTCTAGTATCGGTACTGGTGCAGCTAACGGAACGAAACACGAATGGCAATCAGATAGTTTAGCAGCAGCAACTGCTAACTTAGTAATAGAGGGAGATGATTCTCCTAACAGAGCACTTGTTGCAACAACAAGACTACTTAACCACACGCAGATTTCAACAAAACCTGTAGTAGTTACTGGTACTCAAGAAGTTGTTAGTAAAGCAGGTGTTACATCTGAAATGGCTTACCAAATCGCAAAAGCAGGTAAAGAACTGAAACGTGATATGGAACTAGACATGACAGGTAAACAAGCAGCAGCAGCAGGTTCTTCAGGCACAGGTCGTGCTTCAAGGGCTTTTGAATCTTGGATTACTACCAATGAGCTTCATGGTTCAGGTGGTTCTACAAGTGGTTCAGGTGCTGTAACAGACGGAACACAAAGGGTACTTACTGAAACACTTTTAAAGTCTAATTTGAAAAAATGCTATGACGAAGGTGGAAACCCAGACTTATTGTTAGTTGGTTCATTCAACAAACAAAAAGTATCAGGTTTTACTGGTAACTCAACTCGTATGGACATGGCAGAAGATAGAAGCTTAGTTGCTACTATTGATGTTTATGTTTCAGACTTTGGTGAAGTAAGAGTAGTATCTGATAGGATCTTAAGAAGTTCAGGTAGAACTGCGCTTGTTTGTGATACAGAAATGTGGGCAGCAGCGTTCTTGAGACCTTTCCAAGTACAAGACTTAGCGAAAACTGGTGATGCTGAGAAGAAACAATTACTCGTAGAGTATACACTTGTTTCTAAAAACGAAGCAGCTAGTGGTAAAATCGCTGATTTGACTACTTCATAAAAAATTCATATACCTCACATATATGACTAGGGGCAGGTTTTTCTATTTATTTTCCCTGCCCCACCCAAAGATACATTAATAATGACCTTGAAGAACGTATCGCTTCGGAACGAGGGTTATTAATTAGGAGACTTTAATGAGAACATTAAACGATTATTTTGTAGTGGCAGAAATAGAAGATATTTCTACTGCATCAAGCACATTTGTTGGTATTCCTGATGGTGGCAGAGTTATTAAAATTATTACTGCACTACAAGGAGCTATCGGAACTGCTAATGGTGGAATCAGCTTTGAAATTGGTGGAACTGCTATTACTGGTGGTGGCATCACAGTAACTCAATCAGGATCAGCAGCAGGTGATGTTGATACAGCAGAACCTACAGCAGCTAATAGAGTTGAAGAAGATGGAACTATCGAAATGATTACAGATGGTGCATCATCAAATGCAGTAAAACTATTAGTAACATTTGTAATTAGGAGATAAGCATGAGTAGTTGGAGTTTTGGACAAAGGGTTATAAAAAACCAAACAAGAACTGTAAATCAAACAGGTACACAAAGAAGCGATGCTTTTACAGATGGCGTAGTGTATGTTAGATGTACTGCTGATACTACAGGAGTATTTATTGCTTTCGGCAAAGCTCCAACAGCAGCAGTAACCACAGGTATAAGATTGGTAGCAAATGAACCTAAAACATTCAAGGTAGATAACGCTGATAAACTTGCAGCTATTATTGCGAGTAGCACAGCTAATGTATTTATTGAGGAACTTAGTGAATGAAAAGAAAGTTGGGAGATGGTCAAACATTTTTATTTTCAGAACATTCAGGTGAATGGGCAATCAATCACAGGTCGCCTGATTTAACTAAACTACTTGATAACAACAAAAGATTGCAACAGGAAGACCACAGTATAAGAGATGAATTTCGCTTATCTGCTAGGATTCCTGTTACAATTTATTATGAGTGGAAAGAGAAGTTTGGGGTAGATTTATACGATAAAAACCACAAAGAAGCAGTTAGAAAATTATTAAACAGTCCTGATTACAGGTACTTAAAGACAACATCTAGGATAATATAATGGCAATATCTAATTATGCAGGACTCAAAACAGCAATAGCTAGTTGGTTAGACAGAACTGACCTTACAGATATTATTCCTGATTTTATTGCACTTGCAGAAACAAGGCACAAAAGAGATTTTAAGATAAGAAGAATGGAAACTAGAGTTACTACCAACACAATAGATGGCTCTGAGTTCTATACATTACCTGATGATTATGTGGCTATGCGTAACATTAAGCTAAACACAGATCCTAAAACGCCTTTAGACTATCTTACACCTGAAATAATGGACAGATTAAACGCAGGAAGCTCAAAAGGTAAACCTAAAGCATACACAATCAAAGGCAACAATATAGAAATAAGACCTACACCTGATGGCGTGTATCAAATAGAAGTATCTTATTACAAACATTTTGCAGCTTTATCAGATTCAAATACAACCAATGACATGCTTACACATCACCCTGATGTTTATTTATATGGCTCATTGGTAGAAGCAGAACCCTATTTACAAAATGATAAAAGAATACAGGTTTGGCAGTCTTATTATGACAGAGCAAAACAAGACATAATTACATCAAACGAAAGAGACAGACACTCAGGAACGACACCTGTAACAAGAATTGATTACGGATTATATTAATGACTACATGGACAGTAGTTGAAGAAACGGCAGCAGGATATATAGAAACAGAGGATAACCTTTTTGTTTTAGCAACAGAAAATGGCGAATTAATTAGATTAGATGACGCAAGTGGAATAGATGCTGACGATTGGCAAGATGTTACACCACCTGCAACAACAACCTGGACGATACAATAGATGGCAACTAAAAAAATATCAGAACTGACCACGACCACTACCCCATCGAGTAGTGCATTATTTCCTATAGTACAAGATGGAACTACACTTGCTGTAACACTTGCAAATGTAGCAGCAAACATGCCTACAATATCTGTTGCAAACTTAACAGCAGATACTTTAGCAGTTACAAATAATGCAACAGTAGGTGGAACTCTTGCAGTTACTGGTGATTTAACTGTATCAGGCGATGACCTGACTATGGGAACAAACACAAGTGGTGCTGCCCTAATAGCTGATGGAACGAATTTTAACCCTGTAGTTATATCAGGAGATATCTCTATAGGCACGACAGGTACTGCTGCTATCGGAAGTGGCGTTATAGTAAATGCAGATGTTAATGCAAGTGCTGCTATAGCTTTTTCTAAGATGGCAGATTTAACTGCATCAAGAGCATTGGTCTCTGATGGTAGTGGAGATGTATCAGTATCAGCAGTTACATCGACAGAAGTTGGATATTTAGATGGCGTAAGTTCTGCAATACAAACACAATTAGATGGCAAAGCGTCATCAACTTATGTACCTACGACCATAACGATAGCAGATGAATCAACAGACACTACATGTTTTCCATTATTTGTTACAGCAGCGACTGGCGACCAAGCTCCTAAATCAGGAAGTAATCTTGCTTTCGATTCTAATACAGGTGCTTTAACAGCTACTAGCTTTGTTGGAAACTTGACAGGTAATGTTACAGGAAATACGAGTGGCACATCAGGAAGTACAACAGGAAACGCAGCAACAGCAACAGCTTTAGCTACTGGTAGAGAAATTTCTCTTGCAGGTGATGTTACAGCTTCAGGCGTATCATTTGACGGAACTGGTAATATAAGTCTATCGACAACCATTGCAGCAAACAGCGTAGCACTTAGCACAGACACGACTGGTAATTATATTGCTGCTGTTAGTGGCACAACCAATGAAATTAGCGTATCAGGATCAGGAAGCGAGGGTGCGACTGCAACAATCGGATTACCTGACAATGTAACTATTGCAGGAAACTTAACAGTAAATGGCACA